CGGTTATAAATCTCGGCATAGCGCCGCTCTTGTCTATTCTCCAAACAGTTCTAAACGTCCTTTTTTTTCTACCGACGCCAAGCATCATTAGGATTGTATACTGCTGTCCTCCTTCTGGCAAGACTTCCGTAGTTTCTATTTTGCTTCGGTCATATTGCCCTAGAAGATTTCTCCTTAGCCGCTTCTGGTCGCTTATACTGTTCGTATAGCCAACAGAAAAGAACTCATCTGCGTGTTTTGCTCCGGGTTTTAAACAAAACTCGGAAATTTTGCGATTATCTATAGTGACTATATTTTTATTAACCTCTGCTATTTTCCACTCTTTGTAGGTGGCTTGGCTGGGGGATATTCGCCCATTTAGATCATAGTATATTCTTTCCCGCTGTTCAAGAAATCCAAAGTAATCGCAAAATGACTTGTACTCATCAAGCTGTGCCTGATATTTGCACCGCTCGATAGTAATATCCTCGGAATCTGCTCCTCCCTCTTCTAAGAGTTGGACCTCTTCTCTCTGTGCGCGCATATTTGTTTCCATGCGTCGCTGTTTCTGCGTGGCTTCATAGGCGTTGTACTCTTTGCCACGGAAGGCCTTCTTTCGTGCCTCCCGTGCGTTTTGCTCCTCAAGCCACTTATCCGTATATGTTCGCTCGGAGCCCTCAAAGAATGGGTAATACTCATGCCGGCAATTCCAACCGAGCAATCCTCCTCCGCTTCCAAGGCCGCAGATACTCTCAAGTTGCTTCTTGGTGTAAACCTTCCCTTGCCATGCAGCGTGGTCAGGTCTTGCTCCGGCATGCCAGGATACTTCGAATTTCTCAACCCCTAGGCTTTCGGCATTCATATCCATAATTTTACCGGATAACTGGGAGGCTCCTGTTAATACTGCCCTGCGCGCTGCAACATCCACTCTGTTGTGCCAGCCGGAGGCATAGTCTACAGTTCTAAGCCCGCTGTCTGTAAGTTCCTTACAAACCCTGCGAATCAAAGTGTTGTAGTCGTAGGCTCCTGATGTAAGTCCAATCATTGCCTGATCAAGGTATCCGTTGTACATCTCAGAAAGAGAATTATATACAGGTTTTCCTTTTCCAATCATGAATCCTAAGGATCTAGTTATACCGGAAAGTTCTTCATTTGCCTGCGCTGTTATTGCTTTTACCATCTGTTGAAGCTGATAGTTTTCCGCGTAGGGAATAAAGTTTCCCGTGATTCTTTCATACTGTGGCTTGTAGATTGTGTACTCATTGGCTATCACCTCCTCATACAGCCTCTCTACCTCCTCGGTGTTGTACCCAACAGCCGAGGCAATTATCTTCTCTATGTCGCTAGTGCTTTTCCCGAGCATAAGCATACGGTTTAACTGCCAGTCTGCCATGCTGGTTATCTTACCGGCTTTTTGTATACGACGAACTATATCCGCCATAACATCCTGCTCGAGTTTCCGATATTTTGCCTCTAATCCTACCGCTAGGGCTGAGCTATAGCTTTCTCTCACGGCATTATAGTGGACGGCTGCTCAGGCAGATTGGCAGCAGCAGTTTCTTCGTCCTCTTGGTACCACTTCGCCCTATACTCGGCAAGTCCCATAACGCCCATAGCAACATCCTTGCGATCCTGTTCGCGTTCGCTCTCTTCGTCGGTAAGGATGCTGTCATTGAATGCACAGGAGAATTCATACTTTGTCGTATATAGCTCGCTGTAGAAAGCAAGGGCGTCCACAAAGTCGGAAAGGCAATCTCGGAGGTTCTCTTGGATTGCATTCACTCGGTTATACTTCCGCTGCTTAGAGGCTCTAATTTCTGTAGCGGTCTTATCTACCTCTGAGGCGTCTGACAAATCCCCATAAGCAAGGCCTACAATGAACTCAATATTTCGGTAAGTCTTTTCAAGTCCCCTGATATAGGCTTCGTCTCTCATAGCCGGAGAGTATTCTTTGTAGAGCTCTCCTTGGTTTTGCTCAAGATTCAGCCCTCGGTATAGCCTCTGCTTTCCTTCCGGAAGCTTTACTCTTCCATCCTTGTGACGAAGTGCTCTCTCATCTACATGGACAGCCCTTTCTCCGGAGCTGTACTCCCAATCAAGACGGCCGTACTGGATATCCGCCTTTCTAATTGCCGATACTGCAGCCGAATAGATAGAAACACCACACGGAGAGCCGTCTACTCTGTTCTTAAGCGGCACACGGAAGTATCCGTAATCGTTCTTTGTCATTCCGGGAAAGACAATGGGTCCCGGTTCAATGTTCGCCCACTCGTCTATGTCCGCAAGATTCCCCGGCGATCCTATCATGCTTTCCGAGCTGGAACGATAGCACCGATTCTCAATAACAAGATTGTGGTTATGGTCAAAATAGTGTCGTTCTACCCTCGTGAACCAGCTGTTCTCTCCTACCTTCTTACGGGTAAAGAACATAATGTCCGAAGGCTTGCCCTCATCATCAAAGGCAATAGGCACAAACTTATCCGCTGATACGAATTCCGACCGCCCGTCTCCTATTGGCTTAAGGATAAAAGAACCTAGCGCAAGCCCGTCTTGTAAATTCTCGTTAAGGTCTCGAATGGCGTTCTTGAGCATGACGTCCAATACCGGATTATCAATACCGGCCTCCATCTCTCCAAGAGCAATATCCGCAAATTCTCTACAGATGCACTCTTCCAGCTTAAGAGATGTAATTCCTTTATCTTCGTTAATCCAATCTGCTGCACCGCATATCATATCCTTCCACAGATTGATTGCGTCAATCATAGGCTGGGACATTGTGATATCTCGCCCGGCTATGCCTTTCATGATATTGTAACCGAACATCTTACCCATTACTCCTTTCAGCCAGTTTGTTATATTTTCAAACATATTAAACCCCTATCAGTTCCTTGATATCGCGTTCATACGTATACTCCATAGCGTCCAAGCTATCTATATCCGTGGAGCCGTCGTCCAAACGTATATCGTTTTCCTCTGTTTTATCCCATACAGCATCAGAGAGCGCAGTTTGTACGGTCTCTGCATCGTCAGTAATCCAAAACCGCCTAGCACCCATAAGGCGAAGCATGCAGTTGATACGATCATTAATCTTATCCTTCTTTGCCGGACGAACTATGATGAATGGGAATTCCTTTTCAACCGCGTTACGAATAGACATGCCGAGCACACTTTCTGCATTATCCCAGTAAACACTCTCCAAGTTATGGTACCCGTCATAAGAGGTCATGCCATAGGTCTCTTCTACATACCGGACAAAATCAATAAAGAGCCTGTCCAGCTTGTTACTATCTATTGCCTCTCCGGTATCTGTTACCTTGATTCTCCTCGAGGCAAGAATGATTAGGTTCTGGTATCCGTCTGTATACCCTCTGGCCACAAATGCGTGCCCTGACTTGTTCCCTCCAAAGTCAAGCCCGATCTCAATGCTGTTTATATCCTCCTTGCGAAACTGCTTGCAGTTTGCACTAGGATCTATGGCGTCCACTATTTCGCATTTAAACAGTGTAGGCTCATCAGCAAACTTCCTGTATATTGCTCCCTCGGCTCTCTTCCAGCGTCCAAGAATTAGGCGGTCATAATAGATTGTCCCGCTGTACTCCTTACAGAGATTGTCCACAAATTCCTTAGGTAAATGTGGATTATCGAATATCGTGTACTCCTGCAGATACATATCCGCATCCGAATCTATAAATGCTTTAAGCCAGTGGGTAGGATGCTCCGGGTTACAGGCGCCGTCAAAACACGAATAAGGCTTATCCAGTCGAGACTGTAATATCCGGAATACTTCCCTGTGCCACTTGGCTATCTCGTCACCGTATGCATATTTAATAGATGCGCCTTGTATCTTGGCGACCTGCGACACCTTTTCTGCTCCAAGACAGTAAACATCTTCTCCAAATATCCTTGCAATGTTACGCGAGTTAATCGTTCCGACACGCTTTACGGTGTATACCTCCCTCATAGGCTCTAGTACATTTCTCTCTATTGTCTCTCTGGATACCCCAAGGATTACCGCAAGACCGGGCTTACCTATCCGCTCTATGATTCTTTCCGGGATTACCGCCGTGATATCTACGAACGATTTACCGGAACGCACCGCTCCGGATTTAATATTCCACCGCCGTTTTGCTTGCTCGAGATATTCAGTTTGTTTCGTGCTTAAATTTATCACGGTTCTTCATCCCTTCAATAAACTGCAACACTACATCGTTATCTGTCGTCTCCACCTCGTACTTGTCACGCTGTCCTAAATATTGCTTTCCGAGCCATATCGCCATAGTCGCATTCTTTTCCGCCAGTCTGAACTGTGCCCGGCGGAGTGATATTTTCCCCGGACCCCGCTTTTTGTTGTAAACTTCGGAATAACTTTCGTCGTATGTTCTTTTTGCCCACGCATCTAAGGTCTTGTCCGTTATGTTAAACCAGCCGCAAATTTCTTCTTTGCTACATTGCAGTTCGCACAGCTTTTCAAACTCCGTCTGATTTATTTCTTTCCTTGGTCTTGCCACACTCCACCTCCTCTCTTTGGCATACAAAAAGCCCGAGGATTTCTCCCCGGGCGCGAGTCCTCCTCCGATATGGAGGAATAGAACCAATTTCGTCATTTTACATTTTATCACACTAAAAGCGGACAATACGGGACAAAACGGACAAAGTTTCAAAAATTCTCTTTAAGGTACCTCTCCAGCTCCTTACGCACACTTTCCCCGCTGCATCCGGATAATCGCATTCCGACTTCCTCCCAAGTGTAATTGTCGAAGTATTTAAGGTGTACGATTCTCCGAATCCGCATGGGCGTAGTGGAGAGCCATTTCTCTACCTTTAGTTTCAAATTACAGGCATCGGCTTTTTGGATATAGAGGAGGTACTCTTCTTTACTGATGAGATCCATTTCCTCCTCCGGGAATCCCTCGAGTTTAAAGCTCCGTTTTATCCAAGGATATTCGGGGCTGGATCCTTCCGTTTTGTCGATAAGGGTTGTCCTCGCCTCTTTTAACCCGGCTATTCTCTCCTCTGTCTCCTTTATCAGCTCGCACGCGTCTAAATATTGTTCAAGTGTCTTCTTCTCCATTGCCCGCCTTTCTAAGCCTTGCTTTTAAGGCTCTCAGTACATCCTCTTGATTCTGCCCCTTTTCAGAGAGGGACTTTTTAATGTCATAGTCCACGGTATCCACGCACATCAGCTCATGCACGATAACCGGCTTTTCTTGTCCTTGCCGGAAGAGTCGGGCATTCGCCTGCGCATACAGCTCATAGCTCCAAGGTAGCGAGAACCAAATAATATGCCTTCCGCCGTACTGGAGATTGATTCCGTAGGCCGTACTCGCAGGATGGGCAAGTAAGATATCAATTTTACCCTTGTTCCAGTCTTCTTCGTCCTTAGGGCTTTTAAACTCTCTAACTTCTAAGCTCGACTTCTCCAAAGCTTTCAGGATCCTATCCTTGTCATGCTTAAAATTATAAAAGACCAATGCAGACTCTCCATTCAACTCTTCCACAAGCTCTGTAAAGCGTTCCAGCTTGCAGTCGTGAATATGGTTCACTACTTTATCCTCATCGTAGATAGCACCATTCGCACACTGCGATAATTTGTTTGTCAGAACTCCGGCAGATACCGCAGTTATCTCCGAATCCTCCAAGGATAGAACCATGTTCTTTTCTAGGTCTTGGTAGGCCTTTAAGGCTTTCTTATCCAGCTCAACCGGTACCTCGTTATAGACGATAGAGGGAAGCTCCAGATAGTCTTTCGCTTTCAGGCTTATACAAATGTCGGAGATCTTCTTGGTGATGGCCTGCTCTGCGCCCTTCTTTGGTCGATAGTCATACCCCAAATAGTCGGAATCAAAATACCTCGTCCGGTAATGTGTGATAAATTGGCCGAGTCTCTCTCCCCGATCCAGTAAATATATCTGGCTCCATAGGTCTAAAAGGTTCTTAGGGCTGGGAGTTCCAGTAAGACAGACGACTCTCGAGATCTTCGGAAGTGATTTCTTTAAAGCTTTAAATCTTTGCGACTGCGGGTTTTTAAAGCTTGAACTCTCATCTACCACAACCATATCAAAGAACCAGTCACTCCCTAAAGTCTGATAGAGCCACATAACATTATCCCGGTTAATAACATAGATATCTGCAGCAGTCTGTAAAGCCCTAAGCCGTTCCTTTTGTGAACCCATAACTTTAGAGATTTTAAAATCCTTCGTGTGATCCCATTTCTTGGACTCTGTTGTCCATGTCGATTCCGCTACCTTCTTCGGGGCAATAATGAGAACTCTGGATACTTCCAATCTATCCTTTAATTCCTCAATGGCAGACAAGGTAATAATTGTTTTGCTAACCCAAGCCCATGTCCAAGAAAAGACCAACAGCATTTTGATGTACGACTTTGTCTATACACATCGCTTGGTAATTATGTGGAATGAACTTCATACGGCATCACCTCCAATCATCAATATTATTTACAAATTCTTCTACTTCCGGAAGGCCATAAAGAACAAAAGTCTGTTGCCTGAAATCCCGAAGCTTTTTAAGTTGCATTCTTTGCAGTTTAGAAAGAACTCCTTTTTCTGTCTTAAGTTCAACGAATAGAACTCTACCGGTGTCCGTAATCACGATTCTATCCGGAACGCCTCGACAGTTTGGGGAAGCGAATTTGTAGACTAAACAACCCTTCGCTTCCAGCGCACTTTTAAACTTCTTTTCTGTATCCTTTTCCAACATAAACATCCCTTCCGTTTTGTGTCTGAGGGACCAACGGACCAAAAAATCCCTCACGCGCGTATATATGCACAGCGCACATCCTTTTTCTATTTTTCTATTAAATACGTGCGTATATATACTATTTTTAATGTTTCTACTACCTACTGCTATTAACTTCTATAATCTTTTATTTTTAAAAATATTAGTCCCGTTAGTCCCTAATCATAGCTACAACCGCATAAATACTTGATTTTCTTAGGGACTAACTTTTAAAAATTAGGGACTAGCGGGACTAACTTTTTTTGATTCCATTTTTTTAACTTTTTACAAAATTTTCAATGTTAGTCCCGCTAGTCCCTAAAATCATCATTTTTTATAATGTTAGTCCCTAAATTTTTGACTCCTAAAACTAGGATTTCAATACCTTATAACATCTCACCTGACCATAGTTTTTATCCTCCATCTTTGTCTTTTTTGTATTTTTCATTGCTTTAATGCACCTAATATATCTGTTTGATTCTGCCCGCCTTAAATTCCCCAGCGGCAACTTTAAAAGCTCACAATGGATGTTCTGCGGAGATATATACGGTAGAGTCATAAGCTCCCCGTCATAGGTCATATTTCCTTCTAAGAAGGTGATTCTCTGCGCTATATCCATTTCCATCCATTTAACCGGTACCTCAGTAACAGCAAACTGCTCTACCATAGATTGAATAGGATCCTGTTCCATAAATTCTTCATGCAGCCCTGCCAAAATCTTACTGCTCTCCTCGCTGAGTACTTGATATTGCAGCGCGTCGTAGTCTCCTGCACATAAGTCAATCTTAAAGGCAATCTCTGCCCATATCTGGTCTATCACGTCGCCTGTTAGATCTCTCCAGATGTTCTTTTTATGCTTCTTCACTCCTACCGGTAGAGGATAAAATCTTCGGTTTCCTGTTTCATCCCGGAGGAACTCATCCTTGTTACTGGTACCGAAGAACACGCATTTTCGTTTGTGCTCTATGCTTCGCCGTCCGTAAGCTTCTCTGTGGTAGGAACTCTTCATAGATAGGAACTGCTTGATGTCTTCGGACTCCTGTTTATTCAGGGCTGCAAGCTCTCCCATCTCTACAATCCACTTCCCGGCAATCGCTTCTTCTGCTTCCTTTCCGACGGTTCTCGCCTTAAAGTCTGCAAACCAATCCTTTCCCAGCCTTTCCAGAATGGTGCTCTTTCCTATCCCCTGTTCTCCGGTAAGAATCAGCATATTATCGTACTTCGCGCCAAACTTGTATGCCCTTATAGCGCAGGCGAGCAAGGTCTTTAAAGTTACTTCCCTTGTATAGCAGTTATCCTCTGCACCTAAATAGTCAATAAAGAGGGTCTCTGCACGCTCTACGCCATCCCATGACAAGGAGTTCAGATAATCGGCTACGGAGTTAATTCGGTTATTCCTAAGTACGTTCGTTAAAGCGGTATAACACTTGTCTTTGTGGTAAACCGCATAAAAGGTCTCAATGTATCCAATGAGCCCGCAGTCATCTTCATCAGTCCACTCGTGATATCCTGTCTTATCCCACGGCACCGTACCTCCGCAGTAGTTCCGCCCGGTAAAGGAGTCGGAGTAAATCTTTCCTTTGATGTTGAAATCGTTCTGCATGATGGTCTCTAAGTTCCGGATGGTGGGAAGCACACGGCCATCTTCATTCCGTTTCAGTTTGGCCATCCAAGACAAGTCTTCTTTCGTGAGATCTTCCGGCTCGCCTCCCTCTTCCGTGTCTACCATTTCAAAGGCCTTCATGCGCTCAAGGTCCAAAGTAGTCCTTGCTGTAGTGTCATTATTTACGAAACTGCACATGGCCTTAAATGACGGTTTATTTTCTTCCTTTATATTCGGACTGGCCTTCTCGTCAAGGTCCCCAAACTTATGGAGCCTCACAAGGTCAAAGGCATTTACCAGTATTCCACTGATAGGATCCGTAGCATGATGGGAGTACATGAAGGTGTCATTGTCGTATAAAACTGCACCGCCTGTCGTACTTCCGTCTGCGTAAGTCCATCTATCCGGTCTATCCGTCGGAAGATAAATCCCTGTTAGGAAGTGTTCTATAGCTGAGGGGATATCGTAGGCCTTACAGAAAGCCCCAATAAGACCGGACTTCTCAAGAGGGTTTCCCTGCTTTGTAATTTCCCGTCTAATGAGAAGGTTCTCACTTTGGCACTTTGGCCACTCTGCGATGTTCTTCCAGTCGTGGTATAGCCCCAGTACCTTCTCAGCATTTATCTCTTCACCGTCAAAAGCCTTGTAGACATAGTCGGCTCCCTTACAGATAGAAGGGAAGTACATAAGACGGGATGCTTCGAATGTCGTAGGGTCGCAAAGGTCAATCCCTATTCTGCTGCCTAACATTCTTGCTATAGGTTCGTATTCTTCTTTAGAGCATTCCTTTTCTAAAGGGAACACGATTCGTAGCCTGGGTTTTGCAGTTTTATGCTTTCTCGTGCTGTAAACAAGCGCCTTGTAGCCAAGTAGATCTAACGCGCGGTAAACATCATCGGTGTCCGACTCTGCCATGTTATCAAGGTCTAAAGTGATAAGGCTCCGGCTAAGTACATTTTGCGCTTTCCGGATACCGTCTTTCAAAGTACCGCCTACAAAGCCTCCGACATCCTTAAGCGCGTCCTGCCTGTCCTTAGAAAGCGCCAGATACTCGTCCATTGTTTCCTTGCCGACCTTAGGAGTTTTAAAGAGCTCAAGGAACTTCTCCCAAGTGACGGCCTTTTCTTTCCAATCTTTACTTTTTCGGCTTTTGGCCGTACTAATCCTTTTGATAGAAGTATCCATCGAATCCAGCTCCTTTAAGAATGAGTCCTTTTGCCCAAGGTATAGGAATGGCGAAAATATCGCATAATTCCTCTACTGTAAGGCTTTCGTCTGCTTCCACAATTATTTCATCATGTACATGGAAAACAGGCTGTAAATTGCGTTCCGCTATCCTATCCAGTGTTACGCAGAGACAGTCCCGGGCAATGGCCTGCACGATGTTTTCCACAAGCTTCCCTCCGAAGGTCTGCTCTTCTCCCCATTTCTTCGTAGTTTGGTTTTGAGAGAAAAAGGTTAAGACTTCATTTCCGAACCGTCCTGCTCCGGCAAAGGGCTTACAGTAGAAAAGCTTCCGCTTACTCGGTAGTTCGATTGTGAGAAAACGAAGGCCATTGTTTAAATCCTCTTCCAGCCTAAAGATTAATCCGTTGTAAGTTCTCGCCCTTCCATCCTTAGTAGTAGCTAGAGCGCATTCTCCGACCTTGTACCATAGACGCACAATGTTCTTATTGGCATTCCTCCATCTGGTGACGATTTCCGGAAGCTCCTCTTCTGTTAGGCCCATGTCTAAAGCCCCCATAGAGATAAGAGCGTTCGTTCCTCCTTGATAGCCTAAGGCAAGAGTCGCAACCTTACCTTTCTGCCGAAGTGCATATTCCGGATTTCCTTTTGTAATCTTTTCAATAGGAACATGGAACATCTGAGAAGCAGTCGCTTCATAAATCTTTCCATGTGTCGCAAATACCTGATTTACCCATTCTTCCCTCGCAAGCCATGCAATGACTCTTGCTTCAATCGCGGAGAAGTCTGCAACAACATACTTTTTACCGTTCTTAGGGACAAAGGCAGTACGGATAAGCTGTGAAAGCGTGTCTGCAATGCTTGGATAGATTAGATCCAGCGTTTCATAGCCCCTTGCCTTCACAATCTCCCGAACATCAGCTAAAGGCTCCAAGTAATTACGGGGCAAATTCTGCATCTGTACAAGTCGCCCGCTGAACCGTCCTGTCTTACTGGCACCATAGAACTGGGAAATACCTCGAACTCTTTCGTCTTTACATACTGAGGCTAGAATCGCATCGTACTTTTTTACCGATGTTTTCCCTAGCTGCTGCCGTATCTCTAAAGCCCTGCGTACATTAGGAGGAAGTTCTCCGGATAAAGCGGTCTGGACATCTTTCTTCTGTATGCTCTTAAGCTCTACGCCTTCTGCATTTACCCATTCCATAAGCTGCGTTGGGCTGTTTGGATTCTCTAAACCGGTTAAGGCTACAGCTTCATTCGTAAGACGCTCCACACTCTCCTCTTGAATAGCAAGCGCTCCTGTTACGAGATCCATGTCTACGCCTACGCCGTAATAGTTCATAAGAACGTCCCGTCTCCATCTCTCCCATTCAAGCTCCGGAACGGGGAAGGAAGAAAGCTTTCTTTCTATCGCCCTCTCTGCTTCTACGTCCTTCATGTTGTAGTCTTTAAAGAGATTCCATTTATCTGCATCAGGCTTATAAGGACCGAGACAGAAGTATTTAATTAACTGCCTACCTATCGCAAGCTTCTTCTTATCTTCCGGAAGCCCTACAGCCTCTCCTGTAGCTTCGAGTCCCGCAGGAAACCCTAAGTACATGGCGTGAATCATGTCGCATTGCCATTGCTCTATAGGTGTTTCATATCCCGCCCTATTTAAGCAAAGCCACTCGAAAGATGCGTTGTATGCGTGCTTGATTACCTCTTTATCCTGTAAAGCCTGTAAAAGAAAAAGGGGCATTTCCTCCCCCTTTTCTAAGTCGAGAACTTCTACAGGCCGATCATCGAAGGCATAGGCTAGGAGCATAATGCGGAATGCTTCCGACTCTGCATACTTAAATGCTCCGCATTTTCTAATGCCCACATCCGAAGATGTTTCAATGTCGATACTTAAGTGCTTCATAGCCTCCCTCCCTGCTTAAATAATGTCGTTTACATCATCCTCTGCGAACTCGAAGCCGTCTCCGAATGCGCTTTCTGCTGTTACCTGTACACCGCCTAATGGCTCTCCATCACGGACAAACTGAATGCCGTTCAGTCCGCAGGCAATTCCCTTGTTGCCGTTCGAGTTGTATGCATAGAAGTTGATGTTTGCCCTTACATAACATCCGCTGTATACGGCAGTCTGGTCTAAGATACGCTGCAGGTTCTTATCTACTACTAATGGCGGGCGGTTCGCATTAGCCTTTGCCACAATGATGTAGTGATCGTGGCACTCCTCGCCGTACGGCTCGCCGTCTGTAGGACGAACGCCATCGCCGTCTACGAAAGAGATAGTAAGCTTCGGCGGGATTTTACCCCCGAACTTAGAATCTTTTCCGAGTTGCTTCGCTTCTTCGATGGCGTCTTCTACTGCCTTAATGGTCTTCGTATCAGACTTTGGAACCAGTAAAGTAGCTTGATACTTAATATTGCCGGATAAGTCTGCTGCCGGCTCAAAGATGTGTGCATAAGATAATCTAACGATTCCTGTAGTAATTGCTGTTCCCATAATTAATTTTCTCCTTCTTCTGTAAACATGGACTTAACGTCCTGAATTGATGGTCTTATATCACTAGAAAGCGTAAGTGTCGGCTTTCCTTGCGACTTTGTTACATACTCCCCAACTAAGGAAGTGAACTTCTTTTTACCGAGAAGCTTTTCAATCTTAGCGAGCGATAAAGGTACTATCTCATAAAGGTCTTTCTCCTCTGTACCGTCCTTAATAATCGTTTCAAAGGCTTTCTTTTCATCACTCCATACTCTGGACGATCTTCCTTCTACTGCCTTGTAGCCTTTTATCTCTTTTCCGGAAAGAAGCTGCTCTAAGGCGTAGTCCTCTAAGTCTTTTATCCACTTGGGGAAATCTGCTACTTTCGTAAGAATCTCTCCGATTTCGTCATTCGATAAAGTGTATGGATCCTTTTCCTGTAAAAACATCGTGGATAAGTTCTTGTCTGCCCTCGCTCTACAGGTGTACTTCGCCTTGCAGAATAGGCAAGTGTGCTCTGATGGCACGAACTCACCTCCGCCTTTAAAGGCGAGGGCGGCTATAGGCTTCAATTTTTCTCCGAAGTCTAATAGGTCCTGAGTACTGCACTCCCAAGTTTTCGGCTCCGCGGAGAGCCTCGGTTGCACAATCGTAAGCCGTACATTTTCAAAGTCGTAAAAGGGACTATACAGATCGTGGGCACCTAAGGCGTAAATCATTAGCTGGCTATTCTCTACCGGAGACACCTCTACGCCTCGCCCGTACTTAAAATCTATGATGTGGAGGGTTTTCTCGCTGATGATCACGCAGTCCACAGTACCGAAGCCTTCAGGGATGTAAGCGGATAAGTCAAGTTCTGCCTCGATGATGGGAAGCCCCACCTCTTCCTTCGCAGTCTCTACGCAGAACTCCGCATAGCTGTCCGTGCAAGCCCCCATTTCTTTAGTGTACATAGGGTCATTAAGGAGCTTCTCATAGTCGGATTCCTTGACATCCTCGCCCCTTAGAATTGCTACCTTTATCTCGCAGAGTTCATGCGCTAAGGTTCCTTCTTTGGCTGCGTCTGATGTTCTATTCTCACAGCACTCTTCCAGTCTTGCGGAAGGCGTGCAGGACATCCACCTGTGTGACCCACTTGCGGAGAGCAGTGCGTGTGCTCGATTTTCATGTTCCGGCATTAGATCTCTACCCCCACTTTCCGCGCACCCTCTATAAACTCCGGAAGCTTTTCTTTCGGCAGCAGGGACAATTTTTCTGCCCCGAGGGACTGGAGAACCGGTTTAAGCTTCTTTGCTCCGTCCTTATCCTTTAAGGTGTAATCCTTCACGGCTTTGATCACCTGCTCAAGAGTGTATGCAGTCTCTTCCTGTTTAGCTGCAGCTTCTTCTTGTACCGGCTCTGCAGTCTTTACGGGCTCCGCTACCTCCGCCTTTTTCGGCTTTTCCGGAATAGCTCCGGTAGGTATTTCTTCCCAGAGATACTCCACAATTCTCTTAGCCAACGCGTCTACGTCTGTTTTTGTTAATACAATTTGCATTTCTCATTCTCCTTTTCTTTTTCTTTTTCTTTTTCTCCTGTGAATCTAAAAAACTGATGAAATAAGCGAGTAAAACTCCTAAAACAATACTTAATAGTAGGCACTCCACTAGAACGGATACCGGTATGCCCTCACTGTCTAAAGCTGCTACTACGGTCATTAAAAAGAATAAATTTAGGTAACTAAGCCCTTTCGCAACCAGCTTCATTTCTTTGTTCCCCTCCGAAAAACCTTTCCTATTGTCTCAATCGGAAACTGAAAACGGTCAAATATAATGCTTAGATCTTCCAGCGAGTATGTTCCATACTTTCTTTTATAAACAAGCCCCCGCTCGGACACTCCAAGCC